GTCCATGTGATGGCTGATGACCAGAGCAGTTTCATCATAGACGGCATTGCCATCGCCGTCGGTCTTCGGCGTGGAGGTGGCACGCGCTTCGACCAGATTGTGCATCAGATCGATTTCAATGTCGGTGATGTCGGCACTGACCGGCTTGTCGAGATTGGCAGTCACGGTGTCGGAGTGCAGATCCTTCCAATGATCGATCTTGGCGATGCCGGCGGCGGTGTCATTCTTCAGGCCGAAATGCGGAACGAAGATCTGACTGTACAGCGGCCAATCCAGTTGAAGAGCACCGACGGCCAAACGACGCTGCATCGCATCGATCAGATTGGCCAGCGGAGTATCATCTTCCAGAGGAGTGGCCAGGACCTTGCCGTCGGCGGCCGAAGCGAACGCCGCATGAACCAGGGTCATGCCGATTTCGAACAGCTTGCTGTCGCCGCCGAGCGGAATGACATGCGTGACCTGGAAGAAAGTCTGGATCAGGGTGTTCGGAGAGAACTTGTTGTAGAAAGCGAAACCGATATAGCCACCGACTTCGACGACGCAGCTGACGTGCCGCTGACGACCACGGGTCTCGTCATTGGCATTCTTCGGATGGTCATAAGCCTGGCGATTGATGTTGATCGACCGGGGCTTGCCGGCATGCTTGTTGGCGACGACGATGACATTGCCGACTTCACGGGCGCCATATTCGTTCACGGTCGGATAAAGAGTCTGGGCCTTGCCGGCGTTCGAGGACATGACATGGGCGCGGACATTCAGCATCGACTTGATGATGGCGATGAAATTCTCGGTCTTGATGCCGCCCTTGACCAGCTCACGGCAGGTCTTGCCGGTGATCGAAGTCATGTTCAGCTGCGGAACGTCCTTGTCCTGCGGCACCTCCGAGACCAGCGGCCAGGATTCGATCTCCTTGCGCATGCTGTCCCAGTCGATGAGGGGGGCTGCGGACTCCGAAACAAGAGTACCAATCATGGTAGCAGAAGTCAAAGCGTCAGCAGTCAGCGTGGAAATATCAAAGTGCATTTATTTAATTCCCAATTTTAACGGATTTTAGAGAATAGACTGATCAAGACGCGTTCTTAACCAGTCTTCTCTACATATTAATATATATGTATTTTTTATTTCAAATTTAACTATCTGCTAAAATAGTCATTGTTTTAGGACCAGCAGAAGTGTATATTAGTTTAGTAGTATGATTGTATTTTTCATAATAAATAATATCATCCGAAGAAGATTCGTTTATAATAAAATTAGGATATGGATTACTAATAGTTGTATATGTATAAAATTCTAAATCACTTAAATTAGCAATAGGTAAAGAACAAACGTCGTTATAAAAAATAGGATCTAACTGAAAACCATTTTCTAAAACAGTTAAGTATCCAATGAGACCTCTCATATTACCATCAGACCATTTATTATTGTTATATGTTAATGTATTTACTTTTACATTAATATAATTTAAATCGCAAATAGTATTCTCATCTGTCTGCAATGAAATAATAAAAGAAGATACTGGTTTTGATTGTATCGTAGCATATCCAATAGGACCATCAATAATACTTACATTTGAAGTAGATACAGTAAATGTATCTATTGTATTATCTTCATAATTAACTATAATACTAAATGTGTTAGGAATAGTATTTGTTGTTTCTTTATTAAAATGAACTGTTATTTCATTTATAACTAATGGATTTATTAAAACTTGATTGATTGACAGAATATTAGAAGTTGATGTTGACATATTGTATTTATAAATATCGTAATTATTTTCAGTAATATCTATATTTGTAAGAGTAGGGATATTATAATACGCATCCGTTATTGTGCATTCAGAAAATACATTTATTCCATTGGAATTCTTTTTATTTGTGTAGAGATAAGGAAGTGGATATAATTCTAAAGAAATAGTTTCTTGATCTGTAGATGTATATGCAACCATATATGTATGATTTTGTACCAGGGTATTTATATCAAAATAAAAAGGAGATATGACAGACATCAAAGAAGTAGCTGAATTATCTGGTGTTCTCATAGCAACACCGATATTGGTATTTATAGCAATATCATTTAAATTAGTATCTGCAAAAATAATATCAAATCCGAATGTATAATTTTCAAGAGTTGTATCAGTCTGTTCAATTGAAACTGTAATAGAATCTGCTGAAATAGAATTCATAGGAATAGAATATAATTGATACCCAGAAATATTCTCATTAAAGACGGATGTAAATTCTTTTACATATCCATTTGTACTAACAATAAGTTTTAAAGGACATCCAGTATCTAAAGATGCATTACTAACAATATTAATTGTTTCTAATAGTCGAGTTTGTGTAAATGTATATGTAACTGTTGGTAGTTTTGAAGAAGGAATGACTGCATATCTAGAATCGATAGGAACTGTTGCATCTATCATAGAAACACAATCTATATCTTTATCATTAATCAATATTGTTCCTGATTGTAAACAAAAATTAGTTTTGGAAATATGGTTTAAATATTGTGTTATGAAGGTAACAGGAACATCAATATATCCAGAAAAAAGTTCTTTAGGATAATTACCATTTAGATTACAAACGATCGTATTTGGTTTATATGTTCCAATGAGAGAAAGATCTGTTTTTAAAGCATACTGACTATGCGTGTGGTTAACAGGAGCAGCATTAATAAGTTCTGGCGTAATATTGTGAGGATTTTTAGCAGCAAGGTGTGCTTGCATAGTCGTTGCTAGAATAGTACCAACTGCCTGATCCATATCATTCTTTGTAATATAATTACTTAAATCAGAATAATTAAAATAACTTGCTATTTGTGAATTAATATAATCATAAAGCTCTTGACTAACTTTGATAAGATAACCATTTAGAATAGTAGTTGATCCATTTGTATCAGGATCAACTTGTTGAATTGTTAATGTATCAGTAAGTGAACTACTAACAGGATAAACTGTACCACATCTACCGGTTGTTGTAATAGTTCTTAAAGATTCGCCGTTTAAAGTTATATTTAAATATCCAGTCAATTCTTTAATATCAAAACATAAGAAATAATACCCGGCACTGTCATAAACATTAGGTATTGTAATAAAATTATTTATACTACCTTCAACATAATCTATCGTTAATGAACCATCTAAACTCTCCCAACCAGAATAGATCCAACCATATTGGATATCAGTAGATGAATTTGTAAATGTTGATGATAATAACGATTCACTAAATATATTTGTAAAGTTAGCACTTAACTTATCTAAAACATCCATCCAATTTTTATTTAAGTTACCAAGAGCTTTATGTAAAGCAATAGTGTTAGGAACTACATTAGGAGATATGACAGTAGGATCTGAAGTTATTTTTGGCGGTTTTGTCGTAAATTCGACCATTTATATACGAGTCCTTTTCAGGAGAGAGGAATTCATAAGATGGATTTAAACAGAGTGATGTGGGATATCCCACATCACTCTTGTAATATTTAGAAAATGTCCATAACAACATGTTGTTTTTGTCTATCATCATCATTTGTAGGAATAGCATAAATATCTCTTGTAAATGTAGGTTTACCATCAATGTCGTCTTTAATACCATAATCAGAAAATCTATACGCAAAGAATTTATGTGCATCTTTTGTTTTATCTTGATATCTATGTTTACCACGTTTAAACGTGAGATAATAAATACCATCTTGGTTCTTTTCAATATGAATAAATATTTCAAGATCAACTTCTCTAGCGACATCCATACTTTCTGCAATATGCTCTGTATCAAATCGTTTAACAATATTCTTAATACCAGTATTTACAAGTTCGGTTGCTTTACGATTTAGAGGATGTGCCGTAATAAGACTAATACCTTTTGATTTTGTGTAATTACAAGCATTACTAAAAAGTTCCTTAACAAGAAGATGGGTTCCGACTGATGAAGATCGTTCAGATCCATTTCCTTTATACATAAGATTCATATAGTCGATAACAGCTAATTTTATTTCATATCCAGAGTTCTCATAATATTCAACAACATTAACAAAATCTTTAAATCCAAATTCTGAAGGAAGATAACGAAGAATAATAAACGACCATCCCATCTTATTAAAGAATTTGTACATCCAATCAATAATAGCATCATCATCCATATCGCTAGAATCTTTATTATTAATATTTTCATAATAATGCTTGAAGACCCACATCATGTTCTGGAAGGCTTCATTTTCTAATGATATGAACAATGCTAATGGTTTTTTAGAAATATCTTTGAGATTTGGTTTATTGTACAAGATAGCATGAGTAGCAACACTCATACATAGACCAGATTTATAGTTATGCGGAAGAGCATAAAAAACAACAGACTCACCTTCCATGATTCCACCACGACCAGGACCAGTCATGATATTCAAACCTTGAAGGCCTGTTTTGAATATACCATTAATAGCTCTATCTTTATATTTTGTAATACCTTTCTTGAGAGAATCTTTCTCAGAGAAATCTATACTTTCTACTGGTTTTTTAGCCAATGTATTTTTCATCATAGAAGACATAGCTTCTTCAAATATTTGTTGAATAGCATTTGCTTGTTTATTAATTTCACTTAATTCTTGTTCTTGGTCTTCACTATTTAAACTATCTGCAAATTTACTAAGAGCAATATAACCGCGTCTTTGATGTTTACTGATCAAATGCCACATGAGTGCCATTTGTACTTTCTTAGCAGTCTCTTCTAATTGTTGAAAACTGATTTCCACTTTACTTAAGAAAATACTTTCAAGTAATTTTAAAGTTTCTGATTTATTAAAAGCACTCTTATCTGTATTGATTTTCAACAATAATGATTTTAGACCAGCTTCGTCATTTTTAGTTATATTGTTCCTCAGGATCTCTTTAATAAGTTTAACATAAAAACGACTATTGTCATTTTCTGATGGCGTATTTGTTTTACTATCATCGTCATATATTTTAATAAGATCCTTAACAGTTGCTTTAGTCTTATCTGAATTTTCATAAATAAGTAGAATCATACAATCAATAAAAAAGTCAGGAGAAAAAAGCATCAACAAATCCCCTTTCTGTTTCCTAATATTTATAGCGTCAAATTAACATATTATAAGTCTTTAATAGATTTTTTTATCTATTAAATCTCCAGTGAAGGACAATGCTCCCATGGACAGACAGCCACTTATTGTTTTAAATGATATTTTCAGAAATATTTCAGTACTTGATAAAGTTATTTTTGATGATACTGCTATTAATTTAGATCTTAAAATAAATATAGACATTAGAAATGTCGATCTTGATAATGATAAGCTTCTTTTAGAACAAATTATTATGTATAAATATTTTAATATATTTGTTGAATCTAATACTCATTCTCATGTTCTTGCTTTATTATCATTGGTTAAAGATAATATCATTACTATGTCTCAATCAGTTAAAGATAGCCAGATTGGTCAATATGTAAATAAGTATATTCATACAAACAATATTATTGATAGTGATATTCCTTTATTAAAAGGATTATATCTGAAACACGGATTATCTAAATTAAATGGTATTCTAGCTATCTTCTCAGCTATTAATTTTGAAACTACCAATACAAAAACTATTTTTTATGTCCCTAGAGTCAATTTGAAAAGCGATCTATTCCCATTACAATTAGATCCTATCCATCATGTTGTCATTGATACAGATGAATTGATTTGTAATAGCAAATTTAATAAGAATTCGGATAATTACTGGAAGATGATAAATAGTCTTAAGTTTCTTACGATGAAACCTAGCTTTTTAGAAATTGCTAAAGTTATTGCATTGACTGCTCTTCCTATTAATGCTATTAATAATGGTATTATTTCATATAAGAATTTTGTCTGTGCAAATCTTTGTTTGAAATATACTAAGAATAAAGCATTTGCCATACATGTTAGCAATTTTGAAAATGTTGGTGCCGACAATACTGGTTATTACATTTATGATGTTAAAGACGCCACTCGTTATTGGGAAAGAATACGTGATGCTTTAGAAGGAATTGAAAATTATGATAGTATTGATAGAGTTCTTATTTATGTTGATGATTATTATTATAAAAAATCACCAAATGGTTTCGTATCCGGTAGTGGACACGATACTGGATATTTTTATGGATTAGAAGCTCTAGGCGATGTTAAAGATGATGAAGAAGACGATGAGGAAAATGAAGATAAAACAGATGCCACTGAAAATAATCAAGATGATAATATCGAAGCAGATAAACCCATATCAGAAGAAGATGATCCTGAAAATACAGTAGATAATAAAGACACAAAGGGATCAGACGATGAAACGAAAGTTCCTAACAAAGATGATTCGTCTGATGCTTCCCCAAGTTCTGATATTTCTGGTGAAGATACTACCAATAATAATAGTAATAGTGATGCTAATCCTGATAGTACTATCAGCGATGATGACACCAATTCACAAGGAACCGATGAATCTGGCGATGGAACATCTGATGACGCTAACTTTGGTGATACAAACACTATAGATAATGGTGATGATGATAATATAGACAATCAAGACGATGGTTCTGCATCATCTGAAGTCTCTGATGAAATCTCCGAAGATGAGAATTCTCAGCTGTTCATTCCGCTGATCGATTCCAAAGAGACTCTAAATGATCATTTTGTTAGACTCGCTGTTGCTAAACTCAATGGTGATATTAAGAATGATCCTCAGTATTCTTCAGAAACTAAAGCCTATCTTGACGAATGGTGTAAGCTGTGGTTATTCACATCTTCCATTGATGCAACCAAAACGCTCTTGACCAAGCTTGGTCTTAATACGCGTATTTCAGGAGTTCTTTGACAATGAGCAAACTTAATTCATGGAAGCAGCAGCTGCGTGGTGTTGCCCAGAACAGCGGTCTGTCTCTGGGTGCTGCGTTCACTCTGGCTGCGGCGACAGAATCATTTCTGAGTTCGAATTCATTGGTTGCTTCGGTCACCAATGCTGCCGGCCTGGAATATTTCGACAAGCCGATGACCGTCATTCGTGGCGCTGAAGAGCGCATCGACCTGGCCGCCGTTGAAAACTTCGTCATCGGTACCATCGAATCGATGAGCGGCTCGACCCAGAACAATCGTCTGGATCGTACCAATCCTCGCATTGCGGCGGCCATCGAAGCTGCTACGCTTGGTGTCATGGGGCATCTGCATTCGACCAATGCCAACTTTGCTGATGCCAAGGGCGGCGTTGCCGGAACCGAATGCATCGCTCTGGGCTCGCTGTTCGGCAATGGTGGTGTCAATGCTGTCACTAACGATATCGCTGCCGGCGAGTCGTTCGGTGAAGGCATCGATAGCGTCGTCACCGATGTTCGTCTGTCGATCTCGCTGACCATGCTGCGCGTCTTCAAGTCGCTGATCGATCGTATCCTGCCGCGCATCGCTACCGAAGAAACCGTCGTCGTCACCAAGATCGCCAATGGCGATGTTTACGATCTGGCTGCTTCGCAGAACCCGAACGCCGATATTCGCTATTCGAACGCCATTCGCACTCCTCTGATCCGGCTGATGCGCGATCCTTCGTTCGTCGACACCACCGCCAAACGTGTCGAACTGTTCATGGAAAACGACGATTCGACCAACCCTGTCCTGGTTCACCAGAACTTGGTTAAGGTCGGCGTGCCGTTCAACATGTTCAAGCTCGGCGTCAGCTCCAACACCGTCGGCTACGACAATCTGAACTGGACTGACATCATCGGCGAAGGCGCCTATGTTCGCGAAGTCTGGATCGCCGTCACCGACGGCACGACCACGGAATATATCCCTGTTCGTACCGAATATCAGGCAGCCTCGCGTCTGGTGCAGCGCACCAACACGAACGACTCGGCCGATCGTGAAGCAGCTCCTCGTATCCAGCGTGTCATTCCTTCGACTGCTGTTACCGCTGCGGGCACTGCGTCATCGTTGTTGTCTGTTCTTGGTGACGCCGGTGCCGAAATCGATCTCAACTTCACCATGAAGCTTAACCTCAAGACCGGCGCCTCGACAGGCTATGGTAGCTTGAACGCCCAGCTTTTCCCTGCCGCCGGCACGACCGTTGCGGATGCCGTGAATACTGCTTACAACAAGCTGTCCTTCTCGCTGTTCGCTTTCGAACCCTTCGCCCAGTACAGCGAAGAAAATATGCGCAAGGCGAATATTTCGGCTCGCGTGACACAGAAGGAGCAGTCCTTCTATATTCCCGTGTCTCGCATGTACACCGCCGAATACAGCATCAAGGACACTGAAGGCAAGTCGGCCGAAGACATCATCAAGATCCTCAATGATATCATGTCGCTGGGCAATGATGCCAAGGCCGTTCGCATGATCGGCGAGTGCCTGAACAACGTCTACAATCGCCTGAAGCACGAGGAAACCGATCCCCTCATCGACTGGTACAATTCGGTGGCTCAGGACTTCCTGGCCGGCACTCTGTGTAACCCGAATGTCTGGCGTGGTGTTCTGGACGTTTCCAATGCCGTCGTTATGCGTGAAACCGAGCGTAACTCGGACATGCATTCGCTGGTTATGAATCGTCTGAATGCGATCATCGCCGACTCGCAGCTGACCTCGCTGTACCTGAACCAGCTGAACCCTGGCGAAAAGGCTGTGTATCGTCTGGTCACCACCCCGACGATCATTGCAACCCTGCTGGCCATCAAAACCTACTTCAACGAACTGAACGACACTCGCGTCGAAGAAGCTCCGTCGGCAGACTACAGCTTCTATCTTCCGAACGGCTCACGCATCGACTGCGTCGCCACGTCGTACAAGAACTTTGAAGGTCTGATGCTCATCGTCCCGGTTCGCGATGCTGACCCGGAAAGCGTCATCAGCTTTGGCAAGAATCTGGACCGTGGCATCTTCGCCGGCAAGTTCACGTTCAACAACGCCATGGCCGTGACTCAGCGCGCTGTCGCCAACAGCCGTGAGGTCGTCTACCCGACGAACCCGATCGGCATGATCATCAGCGTTAAGGGTCTCGATGCCATTCTGAAGCTGATGTTGTCTGAATCCATCCAGGTGAACAACAATCCTCTGGTTGGCAACGATGGCGTTCTGACTTCAGGTGTCGATGGTGTCGGTCAGGCCTTAGTTAATGCCGATGCTGAAATCGATGAGACTGATCCCCAGGCTTAATACCTGCGAATAAGTCAAAGTCGAAAAACACGTGATGCATGGGATGGTGGGCGAAAGCTCACCATCCTGTGTATTTTTTTGTATAAATCAAAAATTAAATTAACTTAAAGACCGACATCATATGTATTTTCAACATAAGACATCAAGGATCTCTTATGTCAAGTAACCCAGAACCTATCAATGTCTATAATGAAAAACCTGTTTATGAATTTGTTCATAGTTGTCATGTTGATTATGAAGACGGTGATGCAGTTGTTGCTAAAGTTAATAGACACCACATGGGAATATCAACCCCAGAAGTTATTGTTATCGATAAACCTAAAAGGAGTTTTTATTTAACAAAACCTGGATTAAGAACACATAAGTATAAAAAAGAATATGAATATATGGAAAATCTTGATAAGTATGATGTTTATAATCATGAATTACCAAGAGAGTTATTTCATAGGCTAAATGGATTTTATCCTAGAAGAAATCCTCAATTAAATCAATTATGCGATAGTCCTTATGTCTATGGTGCTGATATCCATATTGAAGTATTAATTAAAGGAGCTTTACAGAAAACATTTGAAAAAAGTGGATTAAGACCATCTGCTGTTACAACTGGATTTTTCGATACTGAAGCTGATATGTTAGAAACAAATGGTAAAGATATTAATCTCATTACTGTGACTCATGAAAATAAAGTCTATACTGCTATATGGAAAAAGTTCTTTAAGAAAAGAATAATCATCGATGGTAAAGATAGGTTTGTCGATGCTTCTCTAGATGAATTAATTAAATTAAAAGACGAAGTATTGGAGCCACATATCGAATCTATTAGAAAAGCCCTTCCTAAAGTTAGGATTCCTAAATTTGAATATCAGTATTTTTTACACGATGACTTATTAGAATGTATCAAATGGATCTTTGAACAGATCCATGTTAATATGACTGATTTTATTGGTATATGGAATATGGGTTATGATATTCCTCAAGTTATTAGAAACATTCAAAGATTAAATGGTAATGTAGAAGATATCATGTGTTATCCAGGATTAGCGAAAAAATATAAAAAAGTTAAGTATGACACCGACCATAGCAAAGTAGATCATTTTACAAAGAAATGGGATTGGTTTCATTCAACTAGCGGAAGTCAATTCACGAATGCCACTTCGTTATATAGCTTATTAAGAACAGTTATTGGTAAAGAAACCTCTTATAAACTAGATGATATCTTGCATAAGAATATCGGTGTTGGCAAATTAACATTTAAAGATGCCGATCCAATTATTGCAGAATTAACTGATACCAACTGGCATCGGTATATGCAAAGAAATGAATTTTTGAAATACATTCTTTATAACCAATTCGATTGTATTTCATTACAAATCATGGAATGGAAAAATCGTGATGAAGAACAGATGGTTATGTTGGCTGGGCCAAGTAGATTGTGTAAATGGTCTAGACAAACTCGCAAAGCTGCTGACGATCTCTACTTTGATATTCTACAAGAAGGTAAAGTCCTTGTTAGTACAGGACGAACTATGTTTAATGAATTTGATTGGATGTTGGGTAAAACTGGTGGTGCAGTTCTAAGACCAGAAAAGACTTATGATCTAGGCATTAATATCTTTAGAGATATGACTGGTATTAAATCACTAATGCGAAGTTTCGTGAATGATATTGATTTTAGCGCATTTTATCCAACAGTAGAATGTGTTATGAATATCAGTAAAGAAACTAAATTAAATAGTGCTTATTTAATTGAAGGTATGGATAAAAATAAAACACAGAGATTCTTCTCATTATTTATTAGTACTGATGAAAATAGTGTACAGATAATGAATACTTATTTTGGATTACCGAATTATAGTGATATGAACAAATTATTCTTAGAAAGTTTAAAAAATAACCCTGTATGCATAGAACATAAGAATGTAGCACGATATTGAAATAAGGGGGTACGGGCAATTGCCCGTACCCCCTTATAATTGTCTATTTCTTCAATTTAATACGAATACCATTTTCATCCATATCACCAGTATAATAATCATTGTTATTAAAGATTTCATTAACTTCTGGAGTTAATTTATCATATACATCATCTCCAATAATATCAATAATGTATGAAGACTGATGAAAATCTTGACCAATATGTTTATTATTTAAAACAAATATACTGGAACGAAGAAGTATATTAATAAAAGCAACAGCATCCATATCTTTACGGAATTCTTTAATATAAGTTTTATAATTAATAAGATTATCTGTATAATCTACTTTAATGGTAGGACTGGTGTTTTTCTCAACTTTATCATAATCATCAAAGTATTTAAATGTAACACAATCCTCTATATAGCTCATCAGCTTCCAATTAGTAATCTTCTCAATATACTTATGATGTTTAACTAGTTCTTTAACAATATAAGGATTACTAATTACGATTTCATTAGTATTACATTTGCTCGGTATATCTTTTCTCAGTACCAAGGTTCCAAGTATTGTTTTCAAATCAATATTGTTAGAGTATGTATGATGTTCTGACCACTCAATAAGTTCTGGTGGTTTTACCCTAATACTAAATATAAAACAATCATTACTATAACTTCTATACTTCAAACCATACTTACGAATAGGATATTTAATATCGTTTATAGTAAAATATTCCTCAACATAAATAGATTTATTCTTAATATATTTAATAATATCATCTATTTTAAGAAAACTAAGTTCAGTAGTTTGGACATGGATATCATTTGTATGTATAATATTAAATTTACTATCATTAACAACATCTTCACCAATTTTACAAGCTTTAAGAACAATCTGATTACAAATGTCTCTAAACTTTGAATAGTGGTCATTCTCATCAACATGTACATAGCTATCTGGAACGATATGTTCAATAACACCTTCTGTACCTTCACGACCAGTAGTTTTATATTCAGATTTTTTATTTAATTTTTCTTTCTCATTATGTAAAATTATTTTAACACGATACGGCTTTTTTGCCAGTAAACAAAAGCGATGAAAAGTAATACTTAGTTGTTCACCATCTATAGTCACACCCCACAATGTCACAAAGTTATATACTTCTTCAATATATTGTTTATGTTTATAAAGTTCATCGCAGACATATTTATTACTAGTAATTTTAATATGTTTAAAATGATCTGTTTCGGATTTAAGTGTATGTATAGCTTCTTTAATCTTCAAATTTTCTTCATATTTAATTCTTTGATTCATATTAATTTCATCAATATTTGCTTTAGTAAAATTAAAGTAAAATCTTGTACCCGCAATACATTCTTCAGATTTATCAAAAT